TATAAATTAACAGAATACTAGATTTTTAGAAAAATGGAATGTATGAGGAAAGTCCTAGCTATGGATAGGGGGGTATCCCCCTACCACTAGGCGCTCGAGGGCTTCACGCCGTCACTGTACATATTTTTTCGCGCCAAATCATCACAATGAAAGGAGAACGGTTTGGAATTAAGAGGAATTGACTATCTCAGAAAAAAGTTGAATCTCTATCAGAGTAGGGTTAACCTGAGATATAAACATTATGCGATGCAGCATCATGAATCTCCGTTAGGAATCACAATTCCTGCTCATATCAGAGTTAAATATAAGTCAGTCCTTGGATGGGCAACTAAAGGTGTAGATAGTCTTGCAGATCGTTTGATTTTTAGAGAATTTGCAAATGATGATTTTGAAGTCATGGAAATCTTTAATCGCAACAATCCTGATATTTTCTTTGATAGTGCCATTTTAGCAGCATTAATAGGATCTTGCAGTTTTATCTACATTTCTAAAGGTGAAGATGAAGAGGTGAGATTACAAGTTATTGAAGCCAGTAATGCTACTGGAGTGATTGACCCTATTACAGGTTTGCTCTTAGAAGGATATGCAGTACTAGCTCGTGATGATTATAATCAACCAACGCTTGAAGCGTATTTTGAACCAAATGCAACTCATTTCATCCCTAAAAATGGAACTCCATATTCGGTATTAAATGAAACGAGCGTTCCGTTACTCGTCCCTGTTATTCATAGGCCTGATGCGGTTCGTCCTTTTGGTCGTTCACGAATTACTAGAGCGGGAATGTATTATCAAAAATACGCTAAACGTACATTAGAACGGGCTGATATTACTGCTGAATTCTATTCGTGGCCACAGAAATACATTATCGGTCTGGACCCTGATGCCGAACCGTTAGAAAAGTGGAAGGCAACCGTTTCGAGCTTATTAACTATTTCAGCTAGTGACAATGGTGAGAAACCAAGTATTGGACAATTCACTACGGCAAGTATGTCACCATTCACTGAACAGCTAAGAACAGCAGCTGCAGGATTTGCAGGGGAAATGGGCTTGACCTTGGATGATCTGGGATTTGTTTCAGATAATCCGTCATCAGTAGAAGCAATCAAGGCTAGTCATGAGAATCTTCGTCTAGCTGGTCGAAAGGCTCAGCGTTCACTAGGTGCTGGATTGCTAAATGTCGCTTATGTTGCAGCTTGCTTGCGTGATGAGTTTCATTATGCCAGAAGCGAATTTGTAAGAACCACAGTCAAGTGGGAACCATTGTTTGAAGCGGATGCCAATACAATGACCATGATTGGTGATGGTGTTGTGAAGTTAAATCAGGCATTACCTGGTTATATCAACGCAGAAACCATCCGAGATCTTACTGGTATTGCAGGGGATATGTCTGCTAAACCTGTTGTAGAGATTCCACAAACATCATCTGATGTAGAAACTGGAGCAGATAAACAGAAAAATAGGATTATTTCAACCTATGAAATTACTTCTCTTTTAAGTAATTACCAAAAAGGTGTTTTATCGAAAGAAAATGGTATTTCTTTATTAGTGTCAACCGGAATTAACCCTACTGAAGCAGAAGAAATGTTGAACAGAACAAAAGTTTTGGAGCAAGTAGATGAATGATGAGATTGATGTACTACCTAAACTTCTGGAAGAAGTAAAAAATGAATTCGAGCTTGCTTATGGTGAAAGTGAGATTATTCGAAATGTTTTCGCTAAACTGAAAGCTAAAAAAGCAACATACAGAACCGCCAATGATTTTGCGATTGAGATTGGTGGAATTCTCTCTAAGGCGCTAGGAGTTTCTATAAGCGCTGACAAGTTACCAGATGGCAAAATGTATTACAATATCGCTCAACGCTTGCTGACGGACGTGCTAGGACGAAATTACGAGCTTGTAAGTGGTTATGCTAGTGATGTCCAGAAGAATTTGAACGATAAAGCAAAAATCGGTCTCAAAGTTCAAGTTCCTGAACTAAATAAGGACCGAATAGCTGGCATTGTCAATCGCTTTTCATCTGAGGATAATTTCGAGGATGTCAGTTGGTTGCTAGATGAACCTATTGTGAACTTCACACAGTCTATTATTGATGATAGTATTCGTAAGAATGCAGAGTTTCATCATAAAGCTGGCTTACAACCAGAGATTGTCAGAACATCTTATTTTCATTGTTGTGAATGGTGTCAAGAAGTTCAAGGAAATTATAAATATCCAAGAGTTCCGAAGGACGTTTATAGAAGGCATCAGCATTGTCGTTGTATTGTAGACTATGATCCTAAAAACGGAAAAACTCAAAATGTCTGGACGAAGAAATGGAATTCTATAGACAAAGAGAGAGTTGAGCGTAGGAAGCTAATTGGCGTAGTATCTGTTGACGAGCGTGAGCAAAAGCGCTATAATAGGGTTATGAAGAGTAGTGGTGCTGTGTATGGTGCTTGGAACGACAGAAATGATCCATATAATAAAGAACGTGACCGACATGCTCAAGAATTTTATGAGAGTGTACGAAATCGAAATAAGCAACATGAAATAGTGAAGGTATCTAACAATAGCGGTCTTTCACAATCAGACGTTGAGAAGATTTATAACCATATTTTTATTAATGAGTATGATTTAGAAGATGGTCGAAAACGTTTTGACCCTAACTATGATATGGCTGAGAGTTGGAGACGACTTTCAGAGATTGGTGGTAAGAATATTCAACCTCACGACCTTGTAATGCTAAATCACGAGTTGATGGAACATGATTTGATGGCAAAGGGAATGAAGTACGATGAAGCCCACGAACTCACTAATAAAACCTATAACTACCAGAAAGCGTGGATTGCTTGGATGAAGGAGAAAGGAGACCTATAATGCTTAAACTTATTAAAATTTTCAATTCAAAAAGTAAGGGTTATTGGTATATTCCTGAAAACCGTGACCCAGGAATGATTGAGATTGATGAGCGTACTGGTGAAGTTACAGTTGTCATTGAGTCAAATTATGATAAAGAACTAGGTTATCCTTACTATGCGAACAAGGCTCGTGGAGCAGTGAAGCAGATGTTAGATAAAGGAGAACTACCAAACGAGAAATCTTTCGCTTGGGGATAAGCACTTAGAAAATTCTAGGTGCTTTTATTGTGCTTTAGTTTAGGAGGTGATCCGGTATCTCCCAGCGATAGGGTTATCATGCGATGACGATTGAAAGGAAATTAGAATGGCGAGGAAACAGAGACTTGGCAATCAGAATCCTACTCAATCGGTGATTTTAAAATACGTCAAGAAAAATTCAAGAGCTAAAGAAGCGATTGAACTTTACGAACGGACTGGTCTTTCTTGCTATGCTTGGCAGAAAAATCTGCTATTGCCTTTAATGGCAGTAGATAAAAACGGACTATGGGTACACCAAAAATTTGGCTACTCTATACCTCGTCGTAATGGTAAATCAGAAATCCTCTATATAGCTGAAATTTGGGCGCTTCATAAAGGATTAAATATCCTACATACTGCCCACAGAATTTCTACCTCTCATGCCTCTTTTGAGAAGGTTAAACGATACCTTGAGAAAATGGGGTATGTAGATGGTGAGGATTTCAACTCCATTAGAGCTAAGGGTCAAGAAAGAATTGAGCTATATTCAACAGGTGGTGTTGTCCAATTCCGTACCAGAACATCAAATGGTGGTCTTGGTGAAGGATTTGATATGCTGATTATTGACGAGGCCCAGGAGTACACGACCGAGCAAGAATCTGCTTTGAAATACACGGTTACGGATAGTGAGAATCCTATCACAATCATGTGTGGAACACCTCCTACACCAGTTTCAAGTGGTACGGTCTTTACTAAGTACCGTGAGACCTGCCTTTTCGGAAAAGGGAAGTATTCTGGCTGGGCTGAGTGGTCGGTTTCTGATGAAAAGGAGATTGATGATGTTGAATCCTGGTACAATTCAAATCCATCTATGGGTTACCATTTAAATGAGCGTAAGATTGAAGCAGAGCTTGGTGAGGATAAGTTGGACCATAATATCCAGCGTTTAGGATTCTGGCCAACATACAATCAGAAATCTGCTATCTCTGAAACTGAGTGGAATGAGCTCAAGGTGGATGATGTTCCAGAATTATCTGGCAAGCTATCTGTTGGTATTAAGTATGGTCAAGATGGAACGAACGTGGCATTAAGCATTGCTGCACGAACCAAGGATGGTCGTTTCTTTGTGGAAACAGTCGATTGTCAATCTGTTCGTAACGGGAATGAGTGGATGGTTTCTTTCTTGCGCCAAGCTGATGTGGCTCAGATTGTCATTGATGGTGCAAGTGGTCAGAAGATTCTGGACGAAGAGTTGAAGGACTACAGAATCAAGAACGTGATTCTACCAACGGTGAAAGAAATCATCGTGGCCAACGCTCTTTGGGAACAGGGAATTTACCAGAAGACCATCTGTCACGCTGGTCAACCATCTCTATCAAAGGTAGCTACTAACTGTGATAAGCGGAATATTGGCTCAAATGGTGGCTTTGGTTATCGATCGCACTTTGACGACATGGATATTTCTTTGATGGATAGTGCTTTGCTTGCGCACTGGGCTTGTGCTACTACTAAGCCTAAGAAAAAGCAAAAAATTAGTTATTAAAATAAGCGGTCTTGTGACTGCTTTTTTTGATGCCCAAAATTACCGAACTGCCGGGAAAGCAGGAGAAAGGAGACATGAGAATGTCAGAATTTAAACCAATCACTACACAGGAAGAATTTGATGCTGCTATTAAGGGGCGCTTATCTCGTGAGAAAGATAAGTATGGCGACTATGACCAGCTCAAAACTCGTGTTGCAGAATTGGAAGAAGAAAATGTTGGCTTGAAGTCAACGATTGAAGCTAATAATAAAAGTAAGGCAGATGCTGACAAGCAACTTGAAGATTTGCAGAATCAAATCTCAGGTTATGAGATGGCTAATCTAAGAACTCGTGTGGCTTTGCAACATGGTTTGCCTTACGACCTTGCAGATCGTTTGCAGGGAACTGATGAAGAAAGCTTCAAAGCTGATGCGGAGCGCTTGGCTGGGTATATTAAACAATCTCAACCAGTTGCGCCTATTAGAGATTCGGAGCCTGTTTTAGAAAAAACAGAAAACACACTGTATAAAAACCTAGTACAAGGTTTAGTTTTTGAAGAATAAAGGAGTAATAATATATGACAGATCAACTATCAAAAGGAAATCTATTTGACCCAATGCTTGTAACAGACCTTATCAACAAAGTTAAGGGTCACAGCTCACTGGCTAAATTGTCTAATCAACAAGCGATTCCGTTTAATGGATTAAAGGAATTCACATTTACATTGGATTCTGATGTAGATATTGTTGCAGAAAATGGGAAGAAAACGCATGGTGGTGCAAGTTTAGAACCTGTAACTATTGTGCCTATTAAAATTGAGTATGGCGCTCGTGTATCGGATGAATTCATTTATGCTTCAGAAGAAGCTAAAATCGATATTTTGAAGTCATTCAATGAAGGGTTTGCTAATAAAGTAGCTCGTGGTATTGATATCATGGCCTTCCATGGCGTAAATCCACGTACTAAACAAGAATCCACTGTTATTGGGGATAACTGCTTTGATAAAGCGGTCACTCAGACAGTGCCCTTTACAACAAACGATCCAGATACTAATGTCGAAGATGCAGTTAAAATGATTCAAGGAGCTGACAATATCGTTAGCGGTATGGCTATTGATACTACATTTGCAAGTGCACTAGCTAGTATGAAGAACTCAGCTAATGAACGCCTATACCCTGAATTGGCATGGGGAGCAAATCCAGGTGCCATTAATGGTCTACCTGTAGATGTGAATACTACAGTTGGTCTTAATGTTGGAACCAATAAGGATGTTGCTATTATTGGTGACTTTGCTAACATGGTTAAATGGGGATATGCTAAGCAGATTCCACTCGAAGTCATTCGATATGGTGATCCAGACAATTCTGGAAAAGACTTGAAAGGTTATAACCAAGTCTATCTTCGTGCAGAAATCTATCTCGGATGGGGAATTTTGGATAAAAACAGCTTTGCTCGTGTTGTGAAAGCGGGGTAGTATATGGAATACATTAATGTAAAAACAGGGACTACTATCGTTACTGAAAATGCAATTAGTGGAGGTGATTGGGTTCCGATTGAAGAATACAAGTCCTTGGACTCATTGACTAACGCAGCATTGAAAGAAATCCTTGATGAAAAAGGTATTACTTATGATAGCCGCGCCACAAAATCTGAATTGATTTCGCTTATTGAACAAGCTGACTCTGAAGCTCAGTAGTCGCTTGGCTGGAGGTAGAAATGGAAAACTTTGCAACAGTAGACGATCTTAAAAAATTGTGGCGGACGTTAAAATTCGATGAGGAAAAACGAGCTGAAGCACTGTTGGAAGTTGTTTCTCATTCTCTTAGAGTTGAAGCTAAAAAAGTTGGCAAAGATTTAGATGGATTGGTTGCTACTGATCCATCTTTTGCTATGGTGGTTAAATCCGTAACAGTGGATGTAGTTGCTCGCACTTTGATGACATCAACTGATCAGGAACCAATGACTCAAATGGCTGAGTCTGCTTTAGGATATTCCTTCAGCGGGTCTTATCTTGTTCCTGGTGGAGGTCTCTTTATCAAGGACTCGGAATTGAAACGTCTGGGCCTTAAAAAACAAAGATATGGGGTGATTGATATCTATGGGACGGATTAAAGGAATTACTGTAACTTTGATTGGGAAAACCAAGAATGGTAGGGATGACTTTGGGCATCCAATCTATGAGAATACTGAAATTCAAGTAGATAATGTCCTGGTTGTTCCAGCTTCAACAGAAGATATCACAAATCAACTGAATCTTACTGGGAAGAAGGCAGCTTATGCACTGGGTATCCCAAAAGGCGATAAGAACGAGTGGAAAGACCGTGAGGTTCGTTTTTTCGGTCGCAAATGGCGCACGATTGGCATTCCTTTAGAAGGTATTGAAGAAATGATGCCTTTGGAATGGAATAAGAAAGTGATGGTTGAAACTTATGAGTAAGATGAAATTTACTTTAAATCCATCTGGTGTTTCAGCACTTTTAAGATCAGGAGAAATGCAGGGTCTATTGACAGAAAAAGGTCAAGCGGTGGCAGAACGTGCAGGCGATGGTTTTGAATTAAAAGTATCCCCTGGTCAAAAACGTGCTAGTGCTACGATAAGTACAACCGACATAAAAAGCATGAAAAAAAATGCTAAATACAATATTTTACTAAAGGCATTAAAATGATTGAACTTGTCATAAAGAAATTTTTAGACGCGAACTTAAATGTTCCGTCTTTTTTTGAGCATCAAAAAGATATGCCAGAAAGTTTCGTAATCATTGAAAAGACTGGAAGTGGTGGTAGTGACTACACACACTCTGCCACGTTTGCTTTTCAAAGTTATGCGCCATCACTTCAAAAATCGGCAGAGTTAAATGAGCTTGTCAAAAAGACAGTTGAAAAGCTTGTAACGGTCAATGAAGTGAGTGGAGTGCATCATAACAGTGATTACAACTTTACGGATACAGAAACGAAAAAATATCGTTATCAAGCAGTGTACGATATTAATTATTTTTAACAGGAGGAACTCATGGGTTCAGGTACAGAAGAAAGAGGAGAAAATCAAATGGTTACAACAGCAGCATCATCAGCAAATGTAACAGCAGCAAAACCGAATATTAGTGGAGCAGTATCAAGCGCACCACTTAAAACAGCATTACCACAAGACGCTAAGACTGCTCTCAACGAAGCATTTAAAACTTTAGGGTATATCTCTGAGGATGGATTGACGAATGAAAACTCTCCAGAGAGCGAAGAAGTCAAAGCATGGGGTGGACAAACAGTATTGTCATCACAAACTGATAAGAAAGATACATTCAAATTCAAATTGATTGAAAGTTTGAATATCGAAGTCTTGAAAGAAGTTTATGGTGTAGACAATGTAACAGGAACACTTGCAACAGGTATCACAGTTAAAGCTAATGCGAATGAATTGCCAGAGCATAGCCTTGTAATTGATATGATGTTGAAGAATGGATCAGTTAAACGTATTGTTATCCCTCGTGGTAAAGTGAGCGAGATTGGAGAAATCGGATATAAAGACGGTGAACCAATTGGTTATGAATTGACAATCACAGCATTGCCAGACGACCAAGGAAACACTCACTACGAATACATGCAAGGAGCATAATATATGTCGAAAACAATTAAAGGGAAAACTCCATCAGGATTTAAGTTTGAAATTTCAGAGCGTAGGTTGAACAACTACGAACTATTGGAATTAATTGGCGAGGTTGATGAAGGGAATGGACAAGCGTTCCCTAAAGTCTTAAAACTCCTTTTTGGAGAAGAACAAGCTAAAGCATTTAAAGATCATCTGCGTGAAGAAGATGGCATCATCCCTAACGAAAAAATTGCAGACGAATTGAAAGCAGTTTTTGAGACTGTTCAAGAAGTAAAAAAATCCTAATCCTTGCGCAGATGATAAAGCTAGATGAAGATGCTCTAATCTGTGATTTAGCTGAAACTTATAATATATACGATTATAAACAGCTACCTCTATCAAAGGTAGCTGTTTTTTCGTATGGTTTGAGAGACGATTCAAGAATTAAGAAATTAATGACTGATCAAATAGTTTCACTAGATACCTTGTTATTGTCTTTGATGGTTGATAAGTTATCACTTTCCCTCTGGTTACAAACCAAAGACGGTCAGAAAGGAATTAACCAACCAAAATCAATAGCTAGTCAATTCATTCACAAAGAAGAAAAAGAAGAAGATAGAGAATATCTAGTTTTCCAATCTGGCGAGGAATTTGAAAGATGTTACAAAGAACGTTTAGCCAGTTTAGGAGGTGATGACTAATGGCGACAGAATTAGGAAAAGCATATGTGCAAATCATCCCTTCAGCTAGAGGCATCACTGGGATGATTCAAAAAGAAATGGGTGGAGAGGTAGCCTCAGCTGGAGTAAGCTCTGGAAAATCTCTTGGCTCGAATTTAATCGGTGCTCTGAAAGGCGCTATTGCAGCTGCAGGAATTGGTAAAGCAATTGGAGCAGCGTTAAGTGAAGGTGCAGCACTCCAGCAATCGCTTGGAGGAATTGACACCTTATTTAAAGCATCAGCAGAAAAAGTAAAGGGTTTTGCCAATGAAGCATACAAAACCACTGGACTTTCAGCAAATGCTTATATGGAGAATGTGACAGGCTTCTCAGCAAGTCTTTTACAATCTTTAGGTGGAGACACAGATAAAGCAGCAGATATTGCCAATATGGCCATGATTGATATGTCTGATAATGCTAACAAGATGGGTACATCTATGGAAAGTATCCAGACTGCATATCAAGGCTTTGCAAAGCAGAATTATACTATGTTAGATAACCTTAAACTAGGTTATGGTGGTACAAAACAAGAAATGCAACGCTTATTGGCGGATGCTGAAAAGCTGACTGGTGTTAAGTATGACATTAACAACTTGTCAGATGTTTATCAAGCAATCCACGCTATCCAAGAAAATTTGGATATTACAGGAACAACAGCAAAAGAAGCAGCATCTACTTTCACTGGTTCATTCCAAGCGATGAAAGCATCTGCACAGAATGTGCTTGGTAAGTTAGCATTGGGAGAAAATATTCTGCCATCTTTGCAAGCTTTAGCAGAAACAACCTCTACTTTTCTCTTCAATAACTTCTTCCCAATGATTGGGAACATTATGTCAGGTTTAGGGGTTGTAATTAGCGAAGGTCTAAGTCATGTAGCTACGCAGTTGTTTGGTGAAGAATTTGGGAATGCAGTATTTACTCAATTATCTCGTGTAAGTGGTATTTTTCAAACATTCTTTGATATGATTTTTGGATCACTGAGCAAGCAAGATAACATTGACATTTTAGAAGCCCTTGGATTTTCTGAAGGTGCTGCAACTCAAATTGTCAACATTGCAGATAATATCCGTGAGACCTTTATTAATATTGGTTCAGCCATTGGGGATGTATTAGGTATTGTTGGTGATTTTGTCAGCAATTTGTTAGGTATAAAGGATGGAGAACAAGGAGTGAATCTCCTTGGAACTGCTTTTGAATCATTGACAGGATTTTTGAGAGAAGCTTCAGGGATGTTAAAAGACTTCACAGGGTGGCTAAAGGAAAATCCTGCTGTAGTTGCTTCAGTGACTTCTGCAGTAGTTGGTCTGACTGCAGCGTGGCAAACATATAAAACGATTAGTGCAGTTGTTAAAGCTGTCGAACTTGCTAAAAATGCCATCTTTGGAACTTCATTTGCATTATCTCAAGCTATGGCTGTGGCAAATGGAACTTTAACTGCTAGTTTAGCGGCTGAGAATGCTGCTGCAGTAGGAGCAAGTGGAGCATTCAGTGTTTTTAATGCAGTTTTATCTGTAAATCCTATCTTTTTGGCAGTTGGAGCAATTGTAGCGTTGGTTGCAGCGTTAACATGGTTCTTCACTCAGACTGAAACAGGACGACAGATTTGGGCAGCGTTTGTAGATTGGATTAAAGGAGCTTGGCAAGGAATTGCAGATTTCTTTGTCAACCTTTGGAGTGGAATTTCCGAAGGAGCCAACACATTGTGGGATGGAGTTTCTATGGCATGGAATGCTTATATAGAATCATTAAAGCTGATGTGGAGTAACATCGTGACATTCTTTTCTGATTTATGGGTAGGTATTCAAGAAGCTGCATCTACTGCTTGGACATTGATTACTACAGCTATCATGACAGTTGTACAACCGTTCATTGATGGATTTATGAACATTTGGAATAATATTTCAGATGGTCTCACTCAAATTTGGGAAGGTATTAAAATGATTTTCCAAGGAGTTTGGGAAGTTATTAAATCAATCTTCTTAGGCGCAGTTTTGGTTATCATTGACCTTGTTACAGGTAACTTTAGTCAGCTTGGAGCTGACCTTTCTCTAATTTGGGAAGGCATTAAAAATGGCATTTCTTTGATATGGGAAGGTATTAAAACATACTTCTCTGGTGTTGTAGATGTCATAGTTGGTTACGTTGTTTCTGTTTTTGAAAACTTTTCTACTACATTAAGTACAATTTGGGAAGGTATCAAAACTGCAGCAGTCGTAGCTTGGGAATGGATAAAATCTACTGTATCAAATCTGATTACAAGCTTGGTTGATGGTGCACAAAACATCTGGAATAGCTTCACAAGTTTCCTTTCTAGTTTGTGGGAGGGCATTAAATCCACTGCGAGTTCAGCGTGGGAAGCTTTAAAAGCTGGCGTGTTAAGTATTATTGACAATCTTGTCTCAGGAGCACAAAACGCTTGGGATACCATGTCAAATGCTGTATCTAGTCTTGTAAGCAATGTTACGGGATTCTTTGACCAATTGTGGAATATTGACTTATTCGGAGCAGGTCAAGCAATCTTAGATGGTTTCTTGAGTGGTCTAAAATCTATGTGGTCTTCTGTAACTGACTTTGTAGGTGGAATCGCTAGTTGGATTCGTGATCATAAAGGGCCGATTGAATATGACCGTAAGCTGCTCATCCCCGCTGGTAATGCAATCATGCAAGGTTTGGATGGTGGGTTAAAAGACCGATTCAAAGATGTTAAGAAAACAGTCAATGGTGTAGCTGGAGAAATTGCTGATGTCTTTTCAGGGGATAATTTAGATCTTGATACATCATCTGCAGTTACAAGAAACTTACAAACAACTTTAGATGTATCATCAGCTCAATTTGAAGCACATGATAGCAAAACCGTGTCTGAGATAGCGATTCTGAGAGCAAGTATGGAGAGAATCCTTACTGCTATCCTTGAAAAGTCGTCAGATATCTACCTAGACAATGACATTATTTCGATGAAAACGTATGAACAACACGGTGCAATATATGCAAGGGAGGGAATTTAATGGATTATATGATTATTAATGATTTCAATACATCTACCCTCCCTGGATGTGTTGTAACAGATTTTGGTGATGTGGAAGTCGCAAAACCAAAAGGAAATGTAGCAGAACTTTATGGTGTGAATGGTAACTATCGTGTGTTAGATGGTTCATACGAAAGTTACGAGCGTACATTTAAGTTTTATATTTCAAAACAGGTGGATATAGCTACTGTGATGCATAAGTTTCAGTCAAATGATAATGTCCTGGAATTTAGTTATCAATTAGGTTCTATCTTTTACGCTAACTTCTTATCAGCTAGTTATAAACCAAGTGGACATCACGGTTGGGAATTATCCATCAAGTTAGACATGCAACCGTTCAGATATCCGAAGAATGTCGCACCAGTAGTATTAACAAGCGCTGGGACGATTGATAACATCGGCACAGTCTATTCAGAACCTATCATTGAGATTGTAGGCGATGGAAATGTATCACTGACTATTGGTAGAAAAACTATGCATTTATCAATTATTGGTAAAGCTACGATTGACTGCAGACAAGGAAAGCAGAACATCTATAACAGAACTGGAGCAGTGCAGAACACACTCAGAAAGCGTGGTGGGTTCTTTGAAATCCCCGTTGGTATTAACGGTGTGACCTATACAGGCGATGTACGTCAGGTGACTATTCGTCCTAATTGGAGGTATCTAGTATGATTTATTTAACAGACGGGAATATCCCTCTTAATGCAGCATACGATGATAACATCACACAAGAAGCAAATAGTACCTATCAATTAACATTCAAATTTCCTACTAACAATATTTTGTGGCAACGACTAAGAGAAGAAACATTCTTAACAGCTGATGATCTACACGGTGAGCAAGACTTTGTTATTTTTGAAATCGAAAAACAACATGGCTATATTCAGGTCTATGCCAACCAAGTCATGACCTTGTTAAACTACTATGTCGTTAATCCAATCAATCTTGATAGAGAGACTGGCTCAACTGCTTTAAGTCGATTTGCTGGAAGCATCACTCGTGATAATAAATTCTCATTCTTCTCAGATATTAATGATAGACACACCTTCAATAGTGATACTAAGAACGCTATGGAAGTCTTGACCAAGGATAAACATTCTATTCTTAGTCAGTGGGGTGGTGATTTAGTCAGACATGGTTATCAGGTACGGTTACTGAAAAATGGCGGTTCAGAAAATGAATCGCTTTTTATGTATAAGAAAAACTTATCTAGTTACCAACATAAGACATCTACTAAGTCTTTAAAAACACGTATTACGTTTACGACGACTGTCAAAGGCGAGGGAGAAAATGCTGATGATAAGCATTATAAAGTAGTTGTTGATAGCCAATTAATTGATAAATACAATCAGATTTATGAGGATGTTGTAGAAGTCAACGACCAAGATGTAAAGGATGAAGCAAGCCTTAGAGAGTATGGCAGGCAGTATTTCTTAACTAGTCTATGCGACCTCATGGAAGATAGCATTGAAATTGATGTTGTAGGTCAGAGTGATGTTCCTGTTCAGATGTTCGATATAGTAGGTATCTACCACGAAACATTTGATTTGGACGTAAGAAAGAAAATCACTAAATACACTTACTCACCGATAGCTAAAAAATTGAAGTCTATTGGTTTTGGTAAATTCAAATCTGGTCTTGCAAATGCGATTGGGAATGTCGTGAGTGATGCTGTGAAAAATGAGACCTATATCTTTGAAGCAAAACTTGAAAAAGAAATCAAGAATGCTGACTTAGATTTTGACCGTAAGGTACAAGTTATCAAGGATGAAATCACAGACGGTATCGAACAAGCTAAGACACTTGCTGAAGAAAACAAGCGTGCTCTATCAGACGAAATAGACAGACGATTTCACGATTTCAGTCCATCAGGTTTCGAAGAAGCAAAGAATAAAGCAGAAGAAGCCTTGAAGAAGGCTAGAGCAGGCTTTGAACTAGCAGATAAAGCTAAACATCTTATTGATGAAACTCAAATCACATTCGCTTCAATGGCTGATAGAGTTAACAGGCAAGAAGATAAACTAAACGATACTGTTACTGACTTAAAGCGTTATTCACGAGAAGAAACAGAAAACCAAATTACTGCTGTCCGTGAAACCTTATCAAGAAATTATGTTGCTAAAAGTACTTTTACAGAAACAGTTGAAAGTACGAACCAAAGGTTTGAAACCCTCAAACGAGATAACGAGATCACACTAGCCGATTACAAGCAAGGTATTGACGGAAGATTTGCTAATATTGCTAGTCAAATTGCTGGCAAGGTCAATAACGTTGACTTTCAACGTGTAAAAGAAACAAGTCAACTATACGAGCGAATTTTAGGTAGTTCAGAGAGTGATATTTCGAGAAATGCTTCACGTTTAGTCATGAGCGACCAAATATTCCAAACAGAAGTTGGTAAGTACGTTACAGATGACAATAACTTAATTGTAAATTCCATGACAATGGATAAAAACACGCTTGTTGGAAACAACAATCCAAAAGCAAGCGTATCTGTCGTAGATGGCATTTTTACAATCCAGGCACAGGGTCTTACCAGTTATAACTGGTCTGGGTTTTCACTTCCTATTTATGTCAAGAAAATATATAAAGATGAAACCTATACGCTCGGATTTAAGTATCGCATCAGAGAATATCCAGACAGCACGTTTGCTTTCAATGTCAAAAACCACGGTTTAAATAAAACCTTGCTTTCCTCTGATATCGGTAAAAATAGACCACCTCTCAATAAGTGGCAAGAGTTTCAAAAAACTTTTACCGTTCAAGAAGATTTTGCTTTTGGCGAAGATTATAACTATCCATTTTATATTTACCTTGCTAAAAATGGCTGGATTGAATTTAAAGAACCTATTTTGGTTCGAGGTTCAAAGACTGGGCCATACAAACCAAGCCAATTTGACGATGCTTACAAACAGACAAAAGAAGCTAAAGACTTAGCAGAAAGCGCTCAAACACGGGCTATTCAAGTCGCTGAAAAGGCTGAAGAAGCAAAAAGGACAGCGGAAGCAACGCGGACACAAGTCACACAGATTGCTGGATCATACGCAATCCAAAACTTAAATAGCGCAGGTTCAATCATTTCTCAAATTAATGCGACTAATAATCAGATTTTGATTGAAGCTGAAAAAATTCGCTTGAAGGGTAAGACCTTACTTGATGAAATCACTGCTATTGATGGTTATTTTAAGCGTTTATTTGTAGGAGATGCCCGAATTGGGAAATTAAACACGGATATCATCGAGTCTAATTCAATCACAGCTGATAAGGTTATCATGGACTCAGCTATGGCCAAAAAGATTGTATCAAGTGATGTGTTTACTGATCAGTTAGCTGCTAAGAATGCCTTCATCAACAAGTTAAGGTCAGTAGTCGTATCTGCAACCTTGCTTGAAGGTTATAAAGGTCGTATCGGTGGATTCCAAATCGGTACACACGATAGAGATCCAAATAGCTATTGGTTAACAGGTCTAAATCAATTTAAGGTTGGTATGGGAAATGGAACTGGCAAAGCAGACCAAGTTGCTCTTTGGGTAAACTGGGGAAATAACTGGGGCAAATCAGGATGGAATTCTTGGTATGTTGATAACAATGGACAAATGTTTTGCAAAGGTAAGGTAAATTTTTATAATCAAGTGGATTTTTCAGACACGACCTATGTCAACTTTTACAGCAAATTCAATGCTTTGAAAGGGATTTGGACAGGAACTAACGATATCAATGGCGATGGTGGAAATCCAGCTGGGGGACAAAATGCAGTTGTTTGGTGGAATCAAATCACGACTGGTAAGTGGAGACAACACGCTGGTATCACTACTGCTTCAGATAGAAGATTAAAAGAAAATATCAAACCAACATCTGTCAATGCATTAGATAAAATCAAAGAACTGAATTTAATAGCTTTTGATTATATAAAGGATAAATCATACGAAGAAATCGGTCTAATAGCTCAAGAAGTACAAGAAGTTATCCCGTCTGCTATTGAAACGTATGCAGGAGAAGATACTCACCTAACAATCAATTACTCTAAATTTATACCTTATTTAATCAAGGCTATTCAAGAACTCAATCAGAAATTGGAGAAAGTAAATGAAGGAAGAAATTAATCAACTAATCATCCAAAATTTAAGCGATGATGTCGGACTGAAAGCAAGCGATGCAGCAACCTACAAGGCGCTGTATGAAGTCACTCAAAAACAACTCAATGAAATTTTAAATCTCATTGAGTCAAACGAAGAACTAAAATCAAAATTTGAAGAAGTGAAAGGAAGTAACTAATGTCAGTAAATAACTATAATCTAGCAAGTAAGCCATATACTCGTGGTCTTGGAGATAACACAGTCACAGTCGTAGAAATTCGATTATCAGAAGGTAATCGTTACAGCACCAACATGCGTGAATTGGCTGGTGACCGTACACAAGATCAAGAAGATGTACTTATTCAGGCAGTTCTTGATATCCTTAAAGCTGAACTAGATCCAGGAAGTGCAATCGTCAAAGCTCAACAAGACTTGGTTGTTGCTAAAAACAAACAAGATGAGTTGTCTAAACTTGTTAAACAACAACAAGAGACAAATATACTTACCCAACGCATGATTAAGGTCATGGTTCTAAATTCAGTGATGAGTGAGAACATTATGTATGGTACTATCTACAAGGATTTAGTTAGCTTGCTTCCAGCTATCAAACGTGGAGAAACCTATTTTGAAGAAGACCTAGTAACGATTGAAGACCCTGACTACGTTGAACAAAACGGAGAAGGAAAACACGTTATCGTTCAGGTTAATCGTGAATTCGAATACACAGGTCAAACGTTTAGGGAATTTGAAGGCGAAATGTCACGTAATGGCATTGTCGCAGTTTGGAAATGGGTTCCACCAAAAAGTAACGTAGACCATATTTAAGGAGGTGTTTATGCAAGACTTAGCATTTCACGAACTAATAGAGCACCTCAAAAACCTATCATATAGCCCGTACATCCATTTCTTTTTTTGGTTGATGGTGTTAGATATTGTGACAGGTTACATCAAGGCATTTAAGACTAAGCGTTTTGATAGCAAAATTGGAACAATGGGATTGATTCGACACTTCATTGTTTTCGCAGTCATCCTACTTGTTGCCATGTATGCCCGTTCACTTGGTTTCCGTAACTTCGGGATTGCTTGGACTATGTTTTTCTCTTTCAATTATCTGTTTTCAGTTATTGAAAATTGGGAGATGATTGGACTAGCATTTCCTGAGTTTCTGAAACCTTATATCAATCAAATCAAGAAAGACAATGCCCGTAAAATAGGGCAGTTGCTGGTCAACATTGACCAAAAAGACAAAGTAGAAATCGAAGTTAAGGAGAAAGACGATGCAACAGATCAATGAAATTTTAATTAATGGTGCTATCAGCATCCTAGTCATTTTAGTAGGTATCGCAGTTAAAACTGTCAAAGAATATCTAGTTCAAAAAGGCGGAGAAAAGACAATCAAGATTGTTGAAATCTTAGCTAAGAATGCAGTTAACGCAGTTGAGCAAGTATCGTTTACAACTGGTTATAATGGCCATGAAAAATTAGAACATGCACGCACTAAAATCCGTGCAGAACTTAGCAAGTACAACATTCACATGACTGATAGTGACCTCGATACATTCGTTGAGTCAGCAGTTAAGCAAATGAATGATGCCTGGAAAGGACAGTAATCATGGATATTGATAAAAGCAGACTAAGAAGAGGGTTACCTCAAGTTGGTGTGCGACCTTATAGACAAGTTCATGCACACTCAACTGGCAACCGTAACTCAACAGCACAAAATGAAGCGGATTATCATTACCGTAAAGACCCTGAATTAGGATTTTTCTCACACGTTGTGGGGAATGGTCGAGTTATGCAAGTAGGGCCTGTAAACAACGGAAGTTGGGACGTAGGGGGCGGTTGGAATGCTGAAAGTTATGCAGCAGTTGAATTGATTGAGAGTCATAAGACACAAGAAGAATTCAACCGTGATTACAGGTTATACGTTCCGCTTTTGCGAAATCTAGCAGAAGAAGCTGGATTGCCTGTTACTCTTGATACAGATGACCTTGCAGGAATTAAGACACATGAATACTGTACGAATAACCAACCAAACAATAACTCAGATCACGTTGACCCTTATCCATATCTGGCAAAATGGGGTATCAGTCGCAGTCAATTCAAGCACGATATTGAGCACGGACTAGTTGTTGAACCAGGCTGGAAGAAAAACGACACAGGATACTGGTACGTTAAAGAAGACGGTTCTTATCCAAAAGAGCAATTTGAAAAGATTGACGGAACATGGTACTACTTCGACGGTTCGGGTTATATGCTTTCTGATAAATGGAAAAAGCGCCCAGACGGTACATGGTACTACTTTGACAAGTCAGGGGAAATGGCTACTGGATGGAAGTTAATCTCTAACAAATGGTATTATTTCAAAGAAGATGGTGAAATGGTTACTGGCTGGGTTAAATATCAAGATACTTGGTACTATCTAGACGGTAAAGAAGGCAACATGGTATCTAATGCCTTTATCCAATCAGCAGACGGAACAGGTTGGTACTATCTCAAAGAAGATGGTAGCATGGCAGATAAGCCAGAGTTCACGGTTGAACCTGATGGCTTGATTACAACTACAATTAAATAAAATAAAAAAGAAAGAATTTCAAATTAATTATACACACTAAACCGCTGGCATTTGCTGGCGGTTTTTTTTTTTTTTTTGAAAGAGGTTTTTTTTTTTTTAGATTTTCTTTT